GCAGTTGGTTTAAGTGCTTCCTGGTTAATTTTAGATGAGGCAGGTGTATTTAACAATATTACAGATACTTATGGATATACTGAACCACTTATTAAAGATGGTAGTACTTATACAGGAGTAGCATTAGTATTTGGATCTTCTGGAGATATGGATTCTGGTAGTAAGTATTTCTATGAAATGTTTACTAATCCTGAAAAATATAATATGCTAGCTTTTGAAGATCCATTTAATCCTAATTCTAAAATAGGATTCTTTAGTTCAGCTACAAAAGGTAGATTAGGTAAATGTCTTAATCCTAATTCTAAATGGTATAAACAACCAATGACAGATGAAGATGGTAACTCTAACTATGAAGCTGCACAAGATGATATTGAATTTAATAGAATTAGTAAGCGTAATGGTTTAGATCCTAAAGCTATTCATAATGAAACTACTCAGTTCCCTTTAAACTGGAAAGAAGCTTTCCTTAGAAATAAAGGTAATGTATTTGGTTCACCAGAAATGTTAGAGTGGTTAGGTCATTTAGAAAATACACCTAGTCTTAGAGGTCAAGCTCAAAAAGGTGATTTATTCTTTGAAAAAGGAGAGATTAAATGGCGACCTAATGATGAGTTAATTTATATAACTGATTTTCCATTAAGAAAAGATCCTAAGTCTGGTCAAAGTTTTACAACAGATAGTTGTGCAGTAATATGGGAACATCCTGAAAAACAAGATAATGGAGAAATACCTAGTTATTTATACATTGCAGGATGTGACCCTTATGATCAAGATAAATCAGAGTCTGGTTCATTAGGATCATTCTTTGTATATAAAAGATTTTACAGAGCAGATAGAACTCATGATATTATAGTTGCAGAATATACTTCTAGACCAGATACTGCAGAACAATTTTATGAAAATTGTAGAAAGTTATGTATGTATTATAATGCTAAAGTATTGTATGAGAACCAGTTAAAAGGTTTAAAAGTATACTTTGAACAAAAAAATGCTTTACAATATATGTGTGAACAACCAGGTATTATTAGAGATATGGTTAAAGACTCTAGAGTACAAAGAGGATATGGTATCCATATGAATAGAGGTACTAATGGAGCAAGTGGTATTAAAGACCAATGTGAGTTATATCTTAAAAAGTGGTTATATGAAGAAGTTAGTGGTGAAACAGAAGGAACTAAAGTATGTAGATTTCAAACAATTAAATCAATACCTTTACTTAAAGAATTAATAGCATATGACAGAGATATTAACACTGATAGAGTTATTGCAGTTATGCTATGCGTACTGCAAACATACGAACTACACAGAATACACGTAGAAGAGCTATTAGACATGAAAACAACGTCTGGTGACTTCTTAGAAAGACTTTACCAAAAAAACCTTATATTTAACAGGAGGAATTCTCAATCCCAATTTAATCCAAGCAAAAACTAATGAGTCAAGATATATATGCCAATTTAGGTGGTCAGAATTTACCTCAACAAAAATTACCTATGTCTAGTAAAGACAAAGAATGGGGTAAGTCTTGTATTAATTATTATTCAAACTATAGATATACCAATGGTAGTAACTTAAGATCTGATAGATTTAGAAAGTTAATTAACTATGATTTATACAATGGTAAAGTAAACCATAAAGATATTGAAACTATATGTGATCCATTAGGAGTTAATACTTCTAGTACATTCTCAGCTAGGTTTCAACATTATGATATAGTGTCAGAACCAATTAGATTATTAATAGGTGAAGAAACTAAAAGACCAGATAATCATATTGTGGTATCTGAATCTCCAGAAGATATTAATCGTAAAACAGCAGGAGTTAAGCAAAAAATATTTCAAGCTTTACAAGAAGGTTTGGCTTATCAAATAGATCCTAATGCTGATCCAGAGAATCCACCGCCACCACCTGAAGAAATACTTAAACATGAAAAACATACTCCTTCAGATATAATTGAATCTAAAGCTAACAAAATACTTAAAGTATTAAAGAAAAGACTTAATACAAGATTGTTATTTTCTCAAGGTTGGAAAGATGCATTAATTGCAGGAGAAGAAGTTTATTGGGTAGGTATTGAGAATGCTGAAGTAGCTATGCGTAGAGTTAACCCTGTTAACTTAACAGTTATTTTAGATGGTGATACAACTTTTATTGATGATGCTATTGCAGTAGTTGAAGAAAGAATGTTAGCTATCAATACTATATTAGATGAGTATGGTGATATTCTTTCTAAAGATGATGTAGACAAATTAGAAAATTATACTAGAGGAACCTTTGGTTCTTTTAATACTGCAGGTGGATTTGAACCTCAGTTTGATGTAGTTAATGGACAGAATGCTTTTGCAGGAGTTACTCCTACTAATGCTTATAATGGAAATAATAGTAATAACTATTCTATTAGAGTTACAAGAGTTGAATGGAAATCAATGAAAAAGATTGGTGAATTAACTTGGACTGATGAAGATGGAACTCCACAATCAGAAATAGTTGATGAGTTATTTAATACAAGAGTATTTAAAGAAGCTTTTCCAGATGCTAAAGTAGAATGGTATTGGATTAATGAAGCTTGGGAAGGTGTTAAAATAGGATTAGATATTTTTACAGATATTAAACCTAAACCTAACCAAAGACGTAGATTAGATAATCCTTATTTCTGTAGATTAGGTTATACAGGATTTATATATGAAGCAACTAATTCTCAATCAGTTAGTTTAATTGACAGGTTAAAACCTTATCAATATTTATATGATATTATATCTTACAGATTAGAGATAGCATTTGCTTCTGATCAAGGTAAGAAATTTATAATGGACTTAGCTCAAATACCTGCAAGTCATGGTATTGACATGGATAGATGGTTATACTATTTAAAAGAAATGAATATTGCTTTTATTAATAGTTTTGAAGAAGGTAAAAAAGGTGCTGCTACTGGACAATTAGCTAATAAGTTTAATCAGTTCCAAGCAATAGATTTAAGTCTTAGTCAATCTATTCAGCAGTATATCAACATGTTAGATTATATTAAAACACAAGTAGCATTTGTATCTGGAGTTACTCCACAAAGATTAGGTGCTATTAATAACTCTGAATTAGTTGGTAATGTAGAAAGATCTGTTAATCAATCTTCTTTAATTACTGAATATTTATATGAAGCTCATACTGAAGTTAAACGTAGAGCATATACTGCAGTTATTGAAGTAGCTAAGATTGCTTATAAAAAAGGATTAGTTGCTCAGTATGTTTTAGATGATATGGCAATTGAGTTATTAAGACTAGAAGAAAATGAATTTGAAAATTCAGAGTTTAGTGTATTTGTAACTAACAATACTAAAGATCTTGAATTAAAAGCTAAGTTAGATCAATTAGTTCAAGTAGCATTACAATCTGAAAAAGTAGATTTATCTGCAATAGTTGAAACATTGATGAATGATTCACCTAGAGATATAGTTAGATTATTACAACGTAAAGAAGAAGAATTTTATAAACGTCAAGCTGAATCTCAAAAATCTCAACAAGAACATCAAATGCAAGTTGAACAAATGCAACAACAAATGCATGCTGAACAAGTTGAATTTGATCATCTTAAACTTGACCAAGAAAGATATATTGCTGAACAAAATAATGAAACTAGAATACAAGTTGCTGAGATTGCTGTATATAATAAACAACAAGATATTGACCTTAATGATAACGGCATACCAGATTCTTCAGAGATTGCAGCTAATGCAATAAAACAACAAGAAATATCTTCTAGAATGTTTTTAGAACAATCTAAGATTGGTAATGATAGATCTAAACATGAAGCTCAAATAGCATTAAAAGATAAAGAAATGAAGCTCAAGAATGAGCTTGAAAATAAAAAAATTGAAGCTATAAAAGTTCAAAATGCTAATCAGATAGAACTAGCTAATAAAAAAGCTAAGTTAGATAGAGAAATGATGGATAAGAAAATGCAGATTGAAAAAATGAAAATTGCTTCTAAACCTAAAACACCTAAAAAATAATGGAAGTACCTAAAATAAAACTTACACAAATGAATCCTGAAATATTTATGGGTAAACTATTTCAACTAAGAGATGAAATACACATAAATCATTTAAGAGTAACAGGTCCAGGTTCTTTTGCTGCACATAAAGCATTAAATGAATTTTACGATGGAATACTAGATTTAACAGATAGTTTAATAGAATCTTATCAAGGTAAATATGGTATTATTGAAATTGTTGTACCTAGTGCAAGTAAAAGTGATAGTATTAAATGTTTAGAAGAATTAGCTAAATTAACAGATGATGGAGCAGTTTACAAAATGTTTAAAGAAACATGGATACAAAATCAATTAGATGAAATTAGTGCTTTAACTTATCAAACATTATATAAGTTAAAAAACTTAAAATAATTTAAATGACAACTATCCATGAATTACAACAAGTTATGTGGGTAATAACACCTCATGGAGATGGTCAAGTATTATTTATAATGGATTATGGTCCACATGAAAATACAATATTTGTTGTAGCACTTGAAGAAAATGGTATGATAAAACATTACAATAGTAATGATGTTAGATTATGTAAAAACAATACTTTTAATATAAATAAAAATGTATAATAAGTTACCAATAAAAGAAAGAATGGATTTGATGAAGTCTTACAGAAAGGCTAATCCTGATATGTCTTATCGTGATATGGTAAATGATTATAATACTAGTTATGAAAAGTTTGGTGATGGTGGAAAAAAATCTTTTAATGATTGGTATAAAACTGTTCCTGCAAATAAAGCAGATACTTCATCTTATAATTTAAGAAGAGCATATGATTTAGCTCCTCAAGAACAATTAGATGCTTTTGTTAAAAATCCAAATGCACATTTATATAGTACTTATGAAAATAAAGAAACAGGTGTATATGAATTTATGAAATCTAAAAATCATCCTACTATTCAAAAAGAATTAGAATGGTTTAATTCAAATGATCCTGAAGCTATTAAATTTAAAAATAATTATAAATTAGATACATCTAAAGATTATTATCAATATGTACCTCAAAAACATAAGTATGGAGGAATTCAAAAGTTTGGAGATGAAGGTAAGTCTGATGGAATGACAGGAATGATGAAATCTAAAATAGCTACTGAAGCTCATTATGGAAATCCCGCTGCATTAAGAATGGTATCACCTAATCCTAATAAATATACTTTTACAGGAAAAGAATTAGATTGGGAAGGAAATCAAGCTTCACCAGCAGGTGATACAGGAACACATTTTATGGGTTCTTATGGTAATCAAGCAAGACCTAGTTTACAAGAAGTTAATGGTAAAATGCAATACTTTGAAAATCCTCAATACAACAGTAAAGAAAATTTTAATTTTTTAAGACCTGAAGATGCTGAATATTTTGCAGAACATTATAAAGATGTAGCTCCAATGATGAGGGGTTATGAGAAGTTTGGAGATGGTGGTAAAAAAAGTGTAAATAATAATTTATTATCTACAACTGTAAGAAATGATAATACATTGTATAATGGACAATCATTTTTAAACAGAGGAATGCAAATTGAACATTATCCTAATGGTGTAAATGATACTTTGTATAATTATACAAAACAACTTCCTGATGGTACATTTGAAAATTTTAATTCTTCAACAGGTCATTCTAATTCACCTGCATTTAATCAGTTGTATAAAAATGGACAATTTTTAAAACTACCTCCTAATCAATCTACTGAGTATCAAAATAATATTTTAAACTATTTTCAAAAAACAGGTAAGTAATAAAATAACATTAAAGCTATCAAAAGTTATCTGGTTATGTAACTTTTAGCATTTGCAAACAATAACCAAAACAGTTATATTTATAGTATATTACTAATAAGGCAAAAAAATGAGTAAGGAAAAAAAAGAATTTAACATTCTTGACACACCATTTGGTGAAGGTCTAGAAATGCAGTTTAATGATGAATTCTCTAGTGATTTTCAAGAGAACAATTCAGTAGCACAACCACTAGTTCCAGAACTAGAAGATGTAACACCTCCAGTTGATGAAACTAAAGAAGTTGTTAAAGATCTACCTAAAGAAGAAACCAAAGAAACTCAAGAAGTTGATAAGGTTGAATCTAAACAAAACAATACTGAAGAGAGTTCTTCTCTCAAAGTATTTGCAAGTTGGTTAGGTGATAAAGGTTTAGTAGACTATGATGAAGAAACTTTTGAAGATTCTGAAGATGGTTTAAAAAAACTAATGAGTTCTACTGTTGAACGAGAAGTGGAAAACTACAAAAAGAGTTTACCAGAAGATGTTCATAAATTAGTAGAATTTGTTGAAGCAGGAGGTAATCCTAAAGATTTTATTAATGCATATTACAATGAAGTAACTTGGAGTGATTTTGAAATAGACACTGACACTACTCAAAAGATTGTATTAAGAGAATACTTAAAGGCACAAGGAGAAGATATGGAAGAAATAGAAGAAACTTTAGATACATATGAAGTTTCTGGTATTTTAGAAAAGAAAGCTAAGAGTGCTTTAGGTAAATTACAAAACTATGAAAGAGGTTATCAAGAACAATTGGTAGAATCTCAAAAGAAGTATGAAATTGAACAAAAAGCTGTAGCTAAAAAACAGTATGAAGATTTCAAAGCTGATTTATACGCTAAAGAAGATATTCAAGGGTTTAAGTTAACTCCCAAACTAAAAGATAATCTTTGGGACTTCATTATGAAACCCGATAAGACTGGTAAGACAGGATTACAGAAACATAATGAAACTAATACTAATGCTCAATTCATGTATGCTTATTTAGCAATGAATGATTGGGACTTAAGTAAATTAGAAAGACAAGTTAAAACCAAAGTTAACTCTGAGTTAGCAAGTAAGTTATCTAACTTTAAAGATGGAAGGTCTAAATTAAAATCAGGTCAATCTGATGGATTTGGATCTGAAAAATCTTCAGGCAACTTTAGTGCCTTTAGACAAGCCTTAGATAAAGGTTTATTATAAAAGAACAATTATTAATTTAATATAACAAAAACAAAATGCAAATTAGTCCATTACAAATAACAAACATGAATTGGCATGCTGGTCTTACTCAAGACTCTCATTTGTCCACATTCTTTTTAACTGAGCCAGCTATTGCTAGCCAAGTTATTACTCGTATTTATAACAAACAAAATGGTTATAAAAATGCTCTTTCTTTCTTAACAGGTGGAATGGGTAAAGCTAAAGAAATTGATGGTATCCAATATCGTTGGAATATCATTGGTGACTCTCGTAAAGCAATTTCTATTACTCGTTCAGTATTTGATGCTGCAACTTTAGTAGGTATTAACGCTACATCTTTTAAAATTGGTGTTGGTGAAAAATGGTTTACAGAAGGTGACGTTTTATTATTTGACAGTCCAGATTATAAAGCTCGTGTAATTTCTGAACCAATTTATGATGGTGCTGATTACATCTTAGTATGTCAATTAGTTACTGCAGATATCACTAAATCTGTACCTTCAACTTTATTAACAGTTGGTAAAGAGGTATCTAAAGAATACAACATTGTAGAACATGATCATTCTCGTACATCAGGTGAAACTCACTATGCTACACCAATGATGTTAGAAAACTTCATGACTACATTGCGTAAGAAATATTCTGTAACTGGTGCTGCTCACAGCCGTGTTATGGTTATCTCTATGTTAAATCCTGAAACTAATGAAAAAACTAACACTTGGGTAAAATATGCTGAGTGGGAATTTTGGAAACAGTTTATGGATGAAATTGAAATTATGTTAATGTTTGGTGAATCTAACATTAAATCTAATGGTACAACTGACTTAAAAGGTGCTTCTGGAAATACAATTTATTCAGGTGCTGGTTTAGAAGGTCAAATTGCTCCAGGTAACAAAAGATTGTTTACTACATTAAATGAAAAAACTATCCGTGATTTCATGGGAGATTTAGCATACAATGGTACTGAAGATGGTCCTCGTGAATATGTTGCTTTATGTGGTCGTGAATTCATGAACTTATTTGATCAAGCTATGAAGCGTTCAGCTTCTGCTTTCAACTTAGTTGATAGTAAATTCATCGCAGGTGAAGGACAAAACTTAGAATTACATGGTCAGTTTATGACTTATACAGGTTTGAATGGAGATAAAATTACATTGAAAGAGTATAAGCCTTATAATGATACAATGAGAAATCGTTTATTACATCCTCAAACTGGTAAACCAGCAGAGTCTTATAAAGCGACTTTCTTAAACTTTAAATCTTATAACAAAGGAGAACCAAATATCCAAAAAGTATATTCTAAAGATCGTGAGATGGTAACAACTTACATTGAAGGAATGTATGGCCCTTATGGACCTAAGAAAAATGGTTCATCTGCAAGTTCAGTAGATGGTTACACATTTGAAGCAATGACAGAATGTGGAGTTATGTTACGTGACCCAAGTGATGCTGCTCAATTAATTTTAGATGTATCTAGCATTAGCTAGTTAAAGAATAAAGGTTTTTAGAGAGTGTACCTTATATCAAAACACTCTCTTTTTTTTAAACTAATAAAGGCAAATTATTAAAAACAATGGAAGTAATTAACAGACAGTATGTTATTAGACCTATCATACGCAATAAATTTTCAGGTCAATCAGCTTATGTAAAAACATTAACAGTTATTGCAGGAGCACAGTTAAGCATGAATGGTTTGTATAAAACTGGACTATCTAATGAAGATGAAGTTCATTTTGAAAAAGATCTAAACTTAGCTAAAGGAACTTTAAGTAAGCGTAATGCAGACTTTTGGGGTGATATGGAAGTAAGGTTAAGAAATGATAAGTTAACTATATTTAATATAGTAAATGCTTATGATGAATTAAAATTTAGAATGTTACAACAACATGATTGGATAGCTAATACTGAACATGATGTAGTTGGAAATTCAACAGCTAGATTTTATATATATGATCCAGAAGCAGCAAGTAAAATTGAAGATGCTAAAATGGAATTCGAGTTTGCAGCTATGGAAGCTTTTCATAGTACAACAGTAGAAGAAAGAAGAGGTCTATTAAGAGTTTATGGTAAAACAGGTGTAGATAGTATGTCTGAAACTATGGTTAAAACTGAACTATTTAAAGAACTTAAAAAAGACTATAAAGAGTTTATTAGAATAGCTAAAGCTAAAGATACTCCTACAAGAGCATTAGTAAAAGCTTTAACTGAGAAAGATATTATTAAAAAGAAGGGTACTTACTTTTATAATGGTGAAGATTTATTAGGTAGTTCAACTGATGAAGTTGTAAGTTACTTATCAGATTTAAAAAACCAAGCTGTTAAATTAGCATTAGAAAGTAAGTTAAAACCTAAGAAAACTAAAACTGATTAATGACTGCAGCAGAATTACACTTAGAATTTAAATTTAGATGTGATAAGTTAGATACTTTAAACTATCCTAACTTCTTACCTGAAGAAATAGATTTAATTTTAAATAATGCTCAAGATAGATTTATTAAACAAAGGTATGGTTTAAATAATATTAAAAGACAATCTTTTGAAGAAACTGAAAAGCGTACTGAGGACTTAAAGAATATTACAACTAATGCAATATTGACACCTCAACCTTATTCAGTAGATAACATAGATACAACTGCAAGGTTTGTATTGTTACCAACAGATCACTGGTTTACTATACAAGAAAGAGCAGGAGTAACATGTGTTGATTGTGGAACACCAACAACTCAAAGAGTTGAAGTAATTCCAATAACACATGCTGAAGCATCTAAAACTTTAAAAGATCCATTTAAAAAACCTAATTCTAATAAAGTACTTAGGTTAACAATTGATGGTAAAGTTGAATTATTATCAAGTTGTACAATAGTAGATTATCAATTTAGATACTTAAGACAACCTGTTAAAATTGACTTAACAACAAATACTACTTGTGAATTATCAGAACATGTTCATAATGAATTAGTTGATATAGCAGTAGGTATAGCATTAGAAAGTATAGAAAGTAAAAGATCTCAATCATTTAATCCTTTGATTAATAACACTAACGAATAATAAAAATTAAAATTAAAATGGCAATTTCAACAATATCACCTAAATATTTTTTAGGTTCATTCATTCCAAATGTTAAAATTTTATCAGCTAAAGTTGATGAAATAATTAACGCAGTTAATGGTACAACAGGTACTGTAACTCAAGGAACAAGTCGTAGTACCGCAGTAACTTTAAATACTACTAAAGGTGTAATTACAACTGATACAACTTCTTTAGCAACAGCTACTAGTGCAGTTTTTACAATAAACAATTCTACAGTAAAAGCTGATTCAGTAATTAACGCTACTATGAATACTACAAATTTAACAGGTTATGCTGTACACTTTAGTATTGAAAGTGTAGTTGCAGGATCTTTTAAAATTCGTTACCTTAATTCAACAGGTAGTGCTATTACTACTGCTGTTCTTTTTAACTTTGTAGTAAACAACTAATTAATAACAAATATCTCAATAAATAAAATTTAAAATTAAAAACAATGTCAATTCATAAAGTAACAAACACATTTGTAGGTAATGGTTCAGCATTAGAAGCTGACGTTAATACATTAACACCTGGTAAATTAGGTCTATTTACTATGGGAAACACAGCATTAACTACAGCTTATGTAGCTAGTTCTGCTACACAAAAAATCCAAGTATCTGAAACATTTGCTGATGGTTCTTTCAAAAAATCAATGTTAATTGATGGAGCTTCAGTTGTTGGTGCTCGTGGTAAGCGTTATACACCAGCTACTCGTGATGTATGGGCTATTGGTTATGACCGTAAATTAGCAACAGGTTCAATTGAAGTAAACAATGCTGCTGATTATACAGCAAGTATTCGTTTTAAGAATGATAAATCTTTATATTCTGAAAGACCAGAAATGTTAAGAATTAACTTTACTTCTTCTGCAACAGCTACTCAATTAAATATTGCTACTCAAATTGCAGGTGCAATTAATAACAGTGGTTATAAAACATTAGTAAAAGCCGTTGTAGTTGGTAATGGTACAGGTGTATATGGTTTAACTGCAGCTACTGCTTGGGGTGTTGAAATCTCTGCTTTAGATATTAATCAATTTCGTAGTTCAACTTACAAAGAAAACCGTGTATATTTTTCAGTTCAAGTAGAAGATGCTACAGGATTTGGTTCTAGTACAACTTGTACTCAAATTTCTGCAAATAATCCAGGAGAAGGAACTTATAATTATCTTTATAACAAAGAAAACTTTGATTATCAATATGAAGGTTTATCTAATCGTAGATTATGGCCAGCTCAACAAGTTAGTTTTAATGTAGCTAACACAGGTTATTTAACATCAACAGTTGTAGCTACTACAGGTAACGTAGGTGTAACAATTAACTCTGATGTAGTAACATTTGCTACAAGTAATGCTATTGTTCGTGCAGGTGAATTAGTATCTTTAGATGGAACAATATATGAAGTTAAATATTTAATCAGTACTACTTCTGCAGTATTAACTACTCCATTTGTTGGAGCAACTAATGCTACTGCTGTATTATTATTTAAATATTTCTACAATATGATTGTATTAGAATTTACTGACAACTCATTTACTTCAGGTGCAGATTTAATTTCTGTAGCTCGTAAATCAGTTTATATTGCAACTCCAGCTATTACTGCTGGTGCAGCTTATACAGCTATTTCTGCAGGTTCATTAGAAGGTGCTACATTGTTAACTAACTTAAATGCTTGGTTAGCAACTACTCCTGCTGCTCCAGTATTAACTTATGCAGTTTAGTTCTTAAACTGCTTATTATACCTATCTGGTATATCAAACTTTAAAGCCTTAATTAGTATAATAAGCCCCTGGTTTTTCTTCCTTAAAAGTTTTCCAGGGGCTTTACTTATGCACTAAAAAATTTAAAAAAATGTCATTAATACTTAATTTTGAAATATGTCAATCCAATGGTTGTAAAGATTTAATCTTTTCAGAAACTACTGGTAAATATGATGCTACTTACAATACAGGTGGATATGGTGCACCTAATGAAACTACTGCTGCTGCAGTTACTGCAACATTAACTACAACAAATCCTAGTGGTTTAATAACCACTATTGACTTAATGCCTGAAGGATTTCCTACAGACGACATTGTTGCTGATGGTTATACAATTACTTCATCAACAGTTTTACCTGATGGAATGTACACATTTGTATATAATGTAACTTATGATTATCGTGGTACTATTGTTACATATAGTAAATCTATAAGTAAGTTATTTTATTGTAATGCAGAATGTTGTGTTAATCAAATGTTATCTAATTTAAACTTAACATGTGATTGTTGTGAAACTGATGAAAATATTAAAGATTATTACAAAGCTTGGACATTTTTACAAGCATTAAAAAATGCTGCTCAATGTGGTGATGTTACCACTTTCACTAACATCTTAAAAATAATTACAAAATTATGTAAAAATAATAATTGTAAAACTTGCAAATAACAAATAAAAACCTTATATTATATAACCATGTGTGATTGCTGTAAAAAAATAATAGTCCAAACAAATACTAATACATCAGTAAATACTGTAGATTTTGCATCCGTAGAAGCTATTGATATTTTAAAAGATACTTCTTACGCATTTGAATATACTGCACTAGAAGATGGAGATTACATTCTTCAATTAGAATTGTATATTAATATTACTCTTGGTGACTCAGGAGCCTATTTAAGTTCACAATTAATTAAAAATAGTATTGTAGAATCAAATATTAACGCTAGTCATAGTGTAGGTCCTGATGAAATATCTGAAACTACATATACTCATAATTGTAAAATTATAGGAGTTGTTACAGGAGATACAATGGGATTTAGAATATCTTCTTCTGGATCAGATTCATATATAAATAATGGATCAATAATTATTACAAAAGTAGCATAAAATGGATGATTGTAGTCAACTAAATATACCTATAGGACCTCAAGGTCCAGAAGGTCCAGAAGGACCTCAGGGTATTCAAGGTATTCAGGGAGAAAAAGGTATTCAAGGTGATCCTGGAGTACAAGGTCCTAGTGGAGTTATTAGTGTAACTGCACCTATTACTAATACAGGTACTTCAACTTCTGCAATAATTGGTATTGATACTGCTGCATTAGTAACTATTATAAATAATTCTAGTTCAGGTGGTCTTGTTCCAACAGGAGCAATATTACCTTTTGGTTCATTAACTCCTCCAACAGGATGGGTAAGTTGCAATGGTCAAGAAGTTAATAGAGTAGGAACTTATGCTGCATTATTTGCAGTAATAGGTATAAGTTATGGTTCAGGTGATGCTGTTAATACTTTTAATTTACCTAATTTAAAAACAAGTGTACCAGTAGGATATGATTCTGCTACTGCACCATTTAATACAATGGGGAATGCAGGTGGTGAAATAAATCATTTATTACTTAATGCAGAATTACCTAAACATACTCATGTATTAAATCAAGGTGTAGATGGAGCTATTTTTGATCTTTCTATACCACATAGTCATAATTATAATCTTCAAGGTGGAAGTGTAAATAGAAATAGTAATTTAGCAGATCTTAGTGGTACAGGTGGTGAACCAGTAACTAATTTTGGTACTACAACAAATAATGGTGAACATAGACATACAGGTAATACTGGTGATGGTACAACTAATGGAGTATTAGGACAAACTCATAATAACATGCCACCATATGTAGTGTTTAATTACATAATTAAAATATAATAATATGTGTAACTGTAAAGAATTAACAATACCTATTGGTCCAACTGGTCCTCAAGGAACGCCTGGTAATAATGGTACAGATGGTGTTGATGGTACAAATGGCACTAATGGAACCGATGGAACTAATGGTACAAATGCTTTTAAATTTGTAAAACAATTTGTAACTAGTGAAATAGAACAACCTATTGTTATACCTTATAGTCAATGGTCATCTTGTGGAACTACACCTCAAGGTTGTTTAGCTGATGGAACTTTAACAAATCCTTTTATAGATATACATATTCAATTATGGAATTACAATATAAGTGAAAAAGGTGCTTATTGGTTATTATTAAGTAATGGTGCTTTTAGTACAACTTTTAGTTATAATGTTACTGTAAATCCTTCTACGGGAGATATTACAATTATAACAGATGGTAATTCAGGAACTTATAGATTAGTAATATTAGGATAATGACAGAAACAAATTTAAATATAGTATTATCTAACGCATTATGTTGCTCTAGTCAATTAGCAAATAATGTAGCTAATTTATATAACAAAGGTAACATTTGTGTAGATACTGAATTTGATAAATTAAAATTATTAATTGATAGAATTGAAGTATTAAAATGTTATAATTTTCCAATAATTACAATTATACCAAATACAAATAGTGAATTTGTTACAATTTTCTCAAATACTCAATTTAGTTGGTTATCAGAAATAGATTATTTAACTATTCAATTAAATATTAATGGAACAATATACACTCTTGTTTCAGATGGTGTAAATACAGGGTTTGAATTAATAGAAAATAAATTATTAGAATTAGGTATTTTAATTTCTTTTTTTAATAATAGAATTAGTATTAATTTAATATTAACTTGTAATATATTAAATATTAGTTTTACTGTACAATATGGAGGTGAAACTCCATTAGAATCTTTATTTGATAATACAATTCCTGGAATATGTACTTCTACAATAATAACACCTGTTGAAAATTGTTTAACAGAAGAACAAGCAGATATTATGATGCACGATGTAATGCGTCAATGTGATATTTGTGATTGCCAATTAACAACTTAAAATAAAATAAAATGAATTTACAATTTGGAAATCAAAGTAAAAGTTATTTAGACCAGTTACTTAAACAAAACCTTAATAGCTTTAAAGCTTTTAGTTATCAAAAACTAACAGTTACTGGTACTGCAGTAACATTAACTGTTCCTGCAAATGCAAAGTATGCAGAGATTAGATTAGAATCTTCAGTAACTGCATCTATCCCAATAAGATATTTAATTACAGGTGGTATTCCTACAGCAACTGATGGTATGGCTTTAAATAATTTAGATATATTTGATATAAGTGATTATCAAAATCTAGTTAATTTTAAAGCAATACAAACTGGTGCAGGTACTCATACTTTACATATTACTTATTATAAATAATAAACAATGATTTCAGCTTTTAAAAATATAAAAAGAGTATTTTCTCAAAATGGAGGAAGTGGAGCTGCTATTAACTTAGTAGGTTCTCCATGTGAAATTCAATTAGCTGCAAGTGATGAATCTACTGCTTTAACAACAGGTACAGCTAAGGTTAGCTTTAGAATGCCTTTTGCTATGACTTTAACAGAAGTTAGAGCTTCTTTAGTTACTGCTCAAGCAAGTGGCACTATATTTACAGTAGATATTAATGAAGCAGGAGTTAGTGTAATTTCTACTAAATTAACAATAGATAATACTGAATTAACAAGTGTAACTGCTGCAACACCTCCTGTAATATCAGATAGTGCTTTAGCAGATGATGCTTTAATAACTATTGATATTGACCAAATAGGAGATGGTACTGCTAAAGGTTTAAAGATATTATTAAAAGGAACTAGGGCATGATAATAAATCCTTACATATATGGAGTTGCAACTAGCTATGACCCAGATGCTCAGTTATTCTTTAATGCTCAAACAGGAGCAGGAGTAACTCTTACTACTACTGAAATGAATGCTGTTAATCAATGGGTAGTAGATAGCAAAGCAATAGGTATATGGACTAAAATGAAAGCTGTTTATCCTTTTGTAG